AATATGGCAACTACTATCAAGTCAACAGCATTAGACTTCAATTCAATTAAAAATAATCTAAAGACATTCTTACAAGAAAAAGAAGAGTTTACGGATTATAATTTTGAAGCTTCTGGATTATCTAATTTATTAGATGTATTGGCTTACAATACTCACTACAATGCGTTGATTGCCAACTTTGCATTGAATGAATCTTTTCTTAGTACAGCGCAGCTAAGAAGCTCGGTCGTGTCTTTATCAGAAGGAATTGGATATATTCCTAAGACCCAAACATCTGCCAGCGCTACTGTCACTCTTTCGATTAACACAGGAAACCTAGCTGGACGACCAGCAACGATCACATTGCCAGCAGGCACGACATTTACATCAACTGTCGATAGCGTAGTGTATACTTTTCAAACGAAGGAAGCTATTGTTGCCACGGATGATGGTAATGGTTACTATCAGTTCGAAACACAGGCCGGCGATGACAATATTGTAATCTATGAAGGTACAGCAAAGACAAAAAGTTTCTTTGTGGGGACAGATGCTGCGAATACAATCTATATTATTCCAGATGAAACAATGGATTCACAATCTGTTGTTGTAAAAGTATATGACACGGCAACATCAACGACGTACACAACTTACAACAATATTATTGATGCAACACTAATAGATGCTAATTCAACGCTATACATTCTGAAAGAATCGCCCAATGGATATTTTGAATTATCGTTTGGCGATGGATCAATTCTGGGACGGACGCCAACAGCTGGTAACAAAATTGTAGTTGAATATCTTTCAGCTGTTGGTGAAGATGCTAATCAAGCAGCAATCTTCAAGGCATCTAATAGAGTTGAGGTAACAGATGGTAATGATTACAATCTCAATGTTACAACTATATCAAATGCGGCCGGTGGTGCTGGTAAAGAAACGATAGAATCGATTAGAAAAAATGCACCGTTTCAATATGCATCACAAAACAGGATGGTAACAGCTGCAGACTATTCTGCTTTGGTTCTTAGAAACTTCTCATCATTAATCAAAGACATTAAGGCATGGGGAGGCGAAGATTCTCTTGATCCTGAATTTGGTGTTGTTTATATGTCTGTCGTCTTCAACGATAATGTTACTCAGGCTCAAATTGACAGCACAAAACTACAGATCCTTGATCTTGCAAGTCAGCTCTCAGTTGTTTCTTTTGATCTTAAGTTTGATGATCCTGTTGAGACTTTTATAGAGACAGGTATATTTTTCCAATTCAACCCTCGATTGACATCAGTCAACCTCAATGTTGTTCGTGCAGAAATTGACACAATTGTTGATACGTATTTTGCGAATAACACAGGTAAGTTCGAGAGAGCATTTCGTCGATCAAATTTGTTGACATTGATTGATGAGGTCAGTCCTGCTGTATTGTCGACCCGTGCAGAAATTAAAATGCAACAACGGTTTGTTCCATTAATTGATAATCTTAACAGCGTATCTCTTCGGTTCCCTTCTCCATTAGCTGAACCAGACGATAAAAATCATATTATTACTTCTTCTCCGTTTAAATATCAAGGACGGATTTGTAATATTAGAAATAGACTTAACAGTTCTACTCTAGAAGTAATTGTTATCGCTGATTTGTCGGTCGCGATCGACAATGTTGGCACATTTAATCCAACTACCGGCGTTGTTAGCATTGTTGGATTGAGACCGGAAGAATTGATTGGTGGGGAAGATTACATTAAGATTACTGTAACACCAGCAAATCAAAGTGCAGTTGCTCCAGTGCGAAATGATATTCTTAAGCACGACAAAGTAAACTCCTTTATTACACCTGTAGTAGTAGACGCATCTTACTAATATGGCGCACGTTACCCAAGACAAAACTCTAGTCGATAATAATCGACGGGACCTTTCATTCAGTGATAAGCACTCAATTCGTGAGGTGTTGCCTGAATACTTTGGCTCGACATATCCTAAGTTCCTTGCATTCCTGGAAGCATATTATCAATTCGAGCATGATCCAATTTCACCATCTCATCTAATCCATGAGTTGTTTGAAAGCAAGGATATTTCTGCAGCAGATGAAAAGCTGTTAAATTTCATTGAGGATGAATTGCTGCTCGGCGAGCAATATTTTCAAGGATTCCAAGATAAACGAGCAGCTGCAAAGGTCTCAAGTGTTCTCTATAGATCCAAGGGCACTTTGTTTTCTATGCAACAATTCTTCAGAATGTTCTATGGTTTAAATCCAGATATTGAATATACGAAGAAATATATTTTTACTGTCGGTCAATCAGAAATTGGTTCGGAGTCTGAACGATTTATTTTGAACGATAAACTGTATCAACAGTATGCTATCCTTATTAGAATTGGTATACCACTCAGCGAGTGGAAGGATACATACAAACTGTTTGTTCATCCGGCTGGATTGTATCTCGGTGCAGAAGTTCAACTTGCTGCCACAGGGGATGTAAATTTATTCGCGCCAACAGCCACACCTGACGAGGCACCCGCGATTGCTGTACACAGCACAGGAGCGTTGGTATCAACTACACTAACAGAGGTTTCTGGTTTGGTTGTTGCAAGAGGTGGTATCCATGGTGATACCTATGATGATGCATTAACAGATAGCGAGTATAGCGTGGTAAGAAGAGTTGAAGTTTCCACTAACTTTAAGGGTGAGCCAAACTACGGAGACCTTACAATTGAGCAATTGGATAGGACATACGATGATATTGGTGAGGCTGCAGGTAGAACATCTCCATCGTTCGATGAAGATTCTGCTGGTGTTGATTTCCGGGTTGCACGGCTCTCGTCTACGCTTGATACGTTTGACGAAGTTTATGTCCCAGTTTGGGATCCATTGGATAGACAGTTTGATAGTGATCTACCCATCGTATAAATATCAGTATAACTAATTAATAGGTTAGAACATGGCACGACAGAACATTAATATTGGCACATCAGCTAACGACGGTACAGGTGATACCTTACGTGTTGCTGGCCAAAAGATCAATCAGAACTTTGCTGAGATCTATGAGCAGCTAAGTGGGGATAGCGGTCAGCCTTCTACTAATATTCAAATTCAAGACACTACTATTAGAAGAACTCAGACTGCTTCTAACTATACCGATCTTGCATTTACAACCCCAACCGCTGCGCGTACAATCACATTTCCTAATGCTACTGGTACTGTTATCTTAAACGATACGACAGACACATTAGAAAATAAAACATTGCTGACGCCAGCAATGACACAACCAGAAATTAAGGATGCGGATTCTTCTCACAATTATGTTCTTGTTCCTGGGTCGTTGACGGCCAATACTAACCTAAACATTCCAACGTTGACAGACAGCGATACGATTGTTACACTTGCGACGCAACAGACTTTAACAAATAAGACTCTTACGTCTGCTACTCTTACAACTCCTATTGTTGATAGTTCTATTAATGATATCAATGGTGCAGAACTTATTAAAGTAACAGCCACAGCAAGTGCTGTTAACGAGGTTACTTTAGCCAACGCTGCTACGGGTAACGGTCCATCTCTAAGTGCTACAGGTTCAGATACTAATATTAATTTCAATGTTAATAGTAAAGGATCGGGTGCTGTTGAGGTTAACAAGTTGGCATTGAATCATCAAACACAAACAGCTGATGGAGCTGTTAGTGATAGTGCCTCTTTCGTAGTATTCAACAAAGGCTCAGCTCTTGCAGCAACCCTTGCTGATGGAACAACAACAGGAGAACTCAAGATTATGGCCAATGCTGGTGCAGGTCTAGTTACAGTTACTCCAACCAGCTTTGCTCCAGGCACATCGTTTAGCTTAGCACAAAACGGTTCAACACAAGTTATTTGGTCAGGCGCTAACTGGTTTATGGTTGGTGGTGCTGATTCAAGCAACGCTTACGTCACAATTACTGCATAATAGGATAAACAAATGGCAGCGACAATCACTGATAATTTAAAGAAACAGTTTATAAGTCAGACAATAGCTGATATTGAAAACGTCAGCAGTTACTACTATGCGGCAGTTGGTAAAAACGATCCATGGGATTCTGATCAGAATCCTACAACTCCTACCAACTCATTGCGTACCGCCAGACAAGCAAGGTATGCTGTTCAATCGTATAAATTAGTATCTGATGCATCCGCTGTTGTACCCCGTAGTAACTGGTCAACAGGTGCTGTATATTCGGGTTGGGATGATGCTGGTGTAGGCCATCCTACTAACAACTTCTATGTAATAACAGACGAGAACCAGGTGTATGTTTGTTTGCAGGGTGGTCGGAATGCCCAAGGACAGGCTGTCCCTTCCACTGTTCAACCAACAGGTACCGGCACAAGTCCGTTTTACACAGCTGATGGCTACATGTGGCGTTACTTGTATACTATTGGTGCATTATCTGCTTCCAAATTTCTAGCCGCAAACTTTATGCCAGTCCAAAGAATTGATAGTGCTGGCGCCGCAGATCCTGAGTCAGAAAGAAACCAAGTAATAAACCAGAACGCCGCTGTTGCAGGACAAATTATTGGTTATCGAGTTACAAATCAGGGCAGTGGTTATGAAACCGTTCCAGCTGTCACTGTTGTTGGTAATGGGACAGGTGCTACTGCAAGAGCGTTCATCGATGGCGGTGCGGTTGTAAAGATAGAAATTGATTCGAATGGATCTGGCAGTCCTGATATTGGATCAGGGTATGACTGGGCCTCTGTTTCTGTAGAAGCTCCGACTGGTGTGGGTGGTGTGACAGCAGTGATTCGGCCTGTGATTGGTCCGTCACAAGGCTTTGGTTATGATGCGCGAGATGACTTAAAAGCAAGCGCAATGATGCTTAATGTTAAGCCATCTGGAGCAGAAGATGATGACTGGATTATTACATCTGGCAACAGCTTCAGACAAGTTTCTTTGATTCGCAATCCTAAGAAATGGCAAGACGTAGATTCCGATTATACAAGCACCACAGGATCTGGTTTAAGATATCTATCACTATCGTCTGTTAGTACAACATTTCAACTAGGAACCTCAGGTGCACCCGCGATTATTGAAGGGGGCACATCTGGCGCTCGTGCTTATCTCGATGATGTGTATGACTCTGGTTCTACCCATTATCTGTATTTCCACCAAACAGAAACGACAGGATTCACAAAGTTTCAAGAGTCGGAAACAGTGACGGTCGATGGTGGTGTTGGTGAAGGCGTCACAGAGCTTGTCGCAACAGACGCAGACTCTGATGCGTATACTAGAGGCTCAATAGATCCATTCAGTGGTGAATTGCTGTACATAGATAATAGAGCTCCTATTCAACGTGCTGAAGAGCAGACAGAAGATATTAAAATTGTTATTCAACTATAAAGAGTAGAAAAGAATGGCTACAAGTTTCTCGAAAAATTTATTTGCATCTACCTATAAAGACGATTACGTTGATAGCGACAACTATCACCGTATTCTGTTTAACGCCGGCCGTGCTTTGCAGGCTCGTGAACTTACACAGATGCAAACGATTACACAGACAGAAATGTCTCGTTTGCTGCGACATCTGTTTAAAGATGGTAACCCTGTCAATTCGGGAAACATGACGTCTAACAATGAATATGAATTCATTAAGTTAGATACATCAATTAATCCTTACCCTACAGGAGCCGCTCTAACTACACTAAACTCAGGTAGTCAACGATTGACAAGTACTGAGGGTGTCATCGTAGAGGTGATTGAGAGCACAGCCTATGTTAGTGCAGCAGAGCCTGCAACGCTGTTTGTTCGCTATGTCAGTACCCAAGCAGAAACAGCTGGTAGCGAACCAATTAGAGTTACACCCGGTACTACATTGTCGGGAGGTGATTTTACATTTACTGTACAGACAACTAACACTCCATCCAATCCAGCTGTGGGACAAGGTACACGGTTTTCTATTGACGCTGGTGATTTTTATGTCAAGGAAAGATTAGTATTTACTGGTTCACAGAGTATTATCGTTTCCAAATATTCTAGTACTCCCAACGCAACTATCGGCTTGAAGGTAACAGAAAGCATTGTTACTACGGCAGATGACCCTAATTTGTTTGACAATCAAGGTGCAACACTAAACAGATCTGCGCCTGGTGCAGACCGTTACAGAATCCGTCTCACACTTGCTGTGATTGAGGACCTCACTGCAACCGACAACTACATCTATCTTGCTCAAATACGCAACGGAGTGAAGATAGACGAAAATGTAACTGGTGATGATTACAACATTCCTGAAAAATTGTTAGCTACTAGAACATTCGAAGAATCAGGTAACTACATTGCCAAGAATTTTATTCTTAAATTTGATACGAACGAAGATGACAATACAAAAGTTGATTTAGACATTAGTAATGGTGTAGCGTATGTTGATGGGTACAGAGCGTTTATTAATCTTCCAACGAAGTTTACAATTGATAAGCCACGAACAACTGAATTAACAACAGATGAAGCAATTAGTGCTTCGTATGGTTATTACTATATTGGTGTTGCTAGTTCAAACGCTGGTTTGCCTAATCCGTTCGAACAAGTAACGCTAAAGAGTGGATCTAATTTTACAGGGACCACTCTTGGTACTGCTTATGTTAGTGCCGTAGAAGAAAACAACGATGGTAACTTCCGAATTCATTTGTTTGGTGTGGAAAGAGAGTCTGGCGCGAACTTAGGCGGTTTGGCATCATTGGGCACAAGCACAACAAACTATATCAATATTCTTGCAGAAAACGACACTGCGGTTTTGAAAGAAGCAGCTGCGAGCTCATACTTATTTGATTTGCCAATCACACGACCACAAAGCGTCACTGGTGCAGATATTACTGTTCACCGCTATTTCGGATCAATCTCTGCTACAAGCAACCAAGTTCAATTAACTGGATTAACAGATGCAGATTGGACTAACACAACTGATTTTGTGTTTAGTAGAGACTCTGATGTTTCGTTCACGGCAACGCTTGCTAGTGGTGGTACGGCGGGTGATACGTTTGCAAACTTTAACATTGATACCGTAACAATAGACGATGGAACATTGTTAGAAGTTCATGGTTTTGTGTTGTTGACCAATGCCCAACCTAAGCAGAAAAGTCTTACAACTACTACAAGTACAATCACACCTGCAGGTAATGGTACTGTTAATTTAGGAAAAGCAGATGTTTACGATGTGTTAGCAATCAGAAGTGGCTCAGTTTCAGGAGCTGACATTTCTTCTCGTTATGAGTTTGACAATGGTCAAAGGGATACACATTATGATTTGGGTCAATTGAGACTCAAGCCAGGACAAACAGCACCAGCAGGTGATGTATATGTACAGTTCAGGTATTTCGAGCATTTGGCAGGTGGCCACTATTTTGCCGTAAACTCATATTCAGGACAGATTGACTATGAAGATATTCCTGACTATACAAAAGACGATGGTTCTACAGTCAATCTCAGAGATGTACTTGATTTCCGTTCTGTAAAGAGTCCGAGCGATGACTTTACAAGTGCAGGATCAATTCAATTTAGATTACCAAGAAATGCTCAGGCTGTACAAGCTGATGTGAAGTATTATCTTGGCAAGACATTGAGAATTGGTATTGATCAGAACAGTGCCGTTAGTGTTCTAGAGGGTGAACCTTCTCTTGTCCCTCAGTTACCAGCTAAACCAACAGGCACGTTGGATTTGTTCCATGTTCACATGAATCCATACATGTTAAATGATGGAGATTTGTTTACTAACCAGATTCGCGCACAACGATACACAATGCAAGATATCGATTTGCTCGAGCAACGGTTGTCAAAACTTGAAGAAGTCACTTCGCTATCTCTACTAGAGACTCAAACAGATAACTTACTGGTATTTGATTCCGCTGGTAATTCTCGTCTCAAGTCTGGTTTCTTTGTAGATAATTTCTACGATCATGCTCGTGCATTAACAACGAGTGCTGATTATCATGCCTCTATTGATCCTCAACAAGGGATTCTTAGACCGTCGTTTGTTGAACAAGAGCGCCGATTGAAGTTCGACTCGGACAATTCGACTAATGTTGTATTGAAGGGCGACAATGTTTATTTGTCATACACTCACTCAACATATCAAGATCAGCAGTTTGCAAGCGAATATATTAACATTAATCCTTATGCTGTTGTACGCAAAGAAGGTTTCATGGAACTTTCACCTACAACGGATAACTGGGTCGAACGTGACTATGTTGCCGACAATGTGATAGATGGCGGGGTCACAATCAGCAACAATGCTAGTTTTGGTTGGAATAATTGGTTGTGGAATTGGGCTGGTCAACTACAAGGTCAGGCAACATTTGGTGCTTCGGTTCAGAACGAATCAATAGAGCGACGTATTAGTCACAGAATGCGGGGATGGAGGACAGTAGTAGGCACGTTCCAAACAGCACGTATTACGTCTGATAGAGTTATTCGTAATACTGTCGGAGACAGATTATTAGATACCGCTTTTATTCCATTCATGCGTTCAAGAAAGGTGTATTTCAGGGCTTGGGGTCTAAAACCTAACCACAGAATGTTCCCATTCTTTGATAATGTGGATGTGTCGTCGTGGGTTAAAGTTGAATCGTATTCTCGTCACAGTCAAAACGACGAAGATTATGGTAACCGTTATAATGCTGCAACTCAGCACCCCGATACTCCAACATCTGAAATCATTACAGGTGCTGATGGTACGCTTGCTGGTTCATTCTTCATTCCGTCTACAGCCGCAAGAAGATTCAGAACTGGTACCCGCGAGTTCAAATTAATGGATATTAATGTAGCGCAAGATGACAACGCGCTATGTATTGCACGTGCGAACTTTACGTCAACGGGAGTTTTGGAAACTCGACAACGCGACATTGTTGCAACGAGACGGATTGTTATTGGAGGTGGTACTACCACAAGAGCTTGGTTGGTTGATCCTCTAGCTCAGACATTCTTTGTTCCTGAAACAGAGGGTGTGTATGTAACAAAGGTTGGTATCCACTTTGCTACTGTGGATTCAACAATTCCTGTGATTTGTCAAATTAGACCAACAGTGAATGGTGTTCCATCATCAACAGAAATTCTAGCGATGACACAGCAAGTGCCAACAGCGGTCCCTGCTGATCTAACTACAGCTTCTATGACAGATGTACAAGGACTAGAAACTGTATTTGAGTTTGACGAACCTGTTTATCTAACAGGTGGTAACGAGTACTCAATTGTGTTGATCGCTGATACAACGACGTACAATGTCTATGTATCGAAGGCTGGTGATTTCCAATTGAACACGACTGCAGCGAGAGTTGCTAAACAACCTTCTCTCGGTTCGTTGTTTAAGTCACAGAACGCTAGAACATGGACTCCTGATCAAGAACGTGATTTAATGTTTACTTTGTATAAAGCAAACTTTAGTACAAGCCAGGGTGTCGCTAGACTAGTGAATGTAACAACACCTCTTGAATTAATTCAAACGAACGAATTGTTGACCGACTCCGGAGACTCTGGTGTATACATTCCTCTAACAGGACATGGTTTTGTTGTTGGAGATACGGTTAACATTGCTGGGGCAGAAGCTGTTGGTGGTATATCAGCAGGCTCTATCAATGGCGTGAGAACAATTGAATCAGTCGATGGATACGGATTTAAGATCATAGCTGATTCTGCTGCAAACGCGACAGCGTTGGGTGGAGGAACCGCAGTACTAACTGAACGACAAGTAATGATGGACGTTGCTGTTCCGCTAGTCGAAACCCTCGTTCCTCCAAACACTACAATAAGATTTACAGGTAAATTCCTTTCTGGTGTTTCATTGACGTCGAATGATGGTCTAAGTGGGTACAATCAAGATACCTCATTCACACCAATTGTTATTAACGATAATAACATATTTAACACACCTAAAGTGATTGCATCAGAGCGGGTTGAGGCAGCGCAAGGGTTCGATGCCAACAATGGTAACAAGTCAGTTCAAATCAACGCTATTTTGAATTCTTCGAATAGCAATGTATCGCCTATGCTCGATATGCAGCGTTGCTCAATTCTTGCTGTCAACAATTTGATCGACAGACAGGCTGCAGCTGCAACGAGTGGATTCAATGTACCTAATACGTACATTGCAGAAACTTCACCATCAGGTGGTACTCATCTCGCTAAGCATATTACTCTTCCTGTCGCTCTAGAAAATCCTGCAACAGGCATTAAAGTTCTTTTGGCAGCAAACAGACCTAATGGTTCTTACGTTGACTTGTATTACAGAACTAATACAAGCCAAGACAGCGCGGAAGGTATCTTGTTTAACACTGAGTGGATTCTACAGGATACTATTTCTCCTGTAGCGACAGATGATAACATAACAGTGTTTAGAGAGTATGAGTATTTGATTGGAGGTGATAATGGCGATTTGACACCGTTTGATCAGATGCAATTTAAGATTGTAATGAAATCAACAAACAGTTCGAAGGTTCCACAAATTCGGGACTTCAGAGCAATTGCCTTGAGTACCTAATATGAAATCTTATCATGTGCCTGTGGAGAACAATCCCGGTCTCGTGCGCGACATGAGATCGGGTGCAATTGTTAGTATAAATAGTAATGATGAAATAGCAAGAGCTCAAAGAGTAAAACAAGCTCGAAGAGATCAAATTAAACAACAAGCACAGCTTCGTGAAGACGTTGACAACTTAAAGAATGATGTACAAGATATTAAGAGCTTGCTTACTAAATTAGTAGAGAAGTTGTAAATGGCCAAGACAATTGTCAATTCAAGCGATACCATTAATGTATGGAAAGAGAAGACTAACGATATCTCGACCGATCTAGGTGATATCGTTCAGCTCACTACGGATACTGACTCCGATGTAGTAGGAGCTATTAATAGTCTTGATTCTAATCTTGGTCCTCGTGAAAATCTAACGACAATAGATAAAACCAATGTCGTTACTGCAATCAACGAACATGATGCAGAGATTGGTGATAGTGCATTAGCGACAACAGCTCAGACTCTACGTGCTGCTATCAATGAGCTTGACTCTGATATTGGTGCTGAGCCAGCAACTAACTTAACAACCACAGCAAAGACTCTTACAGGTGCTATAAACGAGCACGAGACAGACATTGGCAACATGACGTTGACCGGTCTCACTGCTACTGATCTTTCAGCAGCTGCAAGAGAATTGCGTACAGAGCTTGGTGACGTAACAGCTCTCACAACAACAGAAAACACTAATACAGTAGGTGCTATTGTAGAAGTTGTTGACCGTGTTGATTCGCTAGATGGTCTTCTTGATCAAGCTGTATTAGTAGCATCTGATGTAGAATTCAATAGCGTTACAAACGGCCGGCAAGTTGTTGACAGCACAGGTGTAACCAACACCGGCGACTTTACTGTTGATGCAGCAACAAGTATTGTACTTGATGCAGACAACGCTACTGTTGAAATTGCTGATGACGGCACAACTCAATTTACATTTACTAATGACGGTACAAACAAAGAGATTGATGTACCAGCCGGTGATCTAACCGTTGATGTAGAAGGTGACATTAACTTAGATGCAAACGGAGGTGACGTCGCTCTAAAGGATGATGGTACACAGTATGGTGCATTTACCAACACATCGGGTAACCTAATTGTCAAGTCAGGCAGTACGACTGCCATGACATTTGATGGTGCTAATGTTACTACTGCTGGTACGGTTGCAACCGGTGGTAGTGTTACTGTTGGTGGTACAAACATCAACAGGACAGGCAGTCTAACACTCGATGTCTCTGCTAACATCAGCTTGGATGCTGATGGTGGCAACATCTATTTGAAGGATGGCGGTACCACAGTTATTACTGCTAACCTAACAGGCACTCCTAAGATCTTTACTGGTTCTGGCAACCTAGAAATTGAAGCGGCTGGCGACCTTCTTCTTGATGGAGACGGCGGTAATGTTATTGTCCAAGACAACGGCGATGAGCTTCTAAGATTTACAAACACATCAGCTGAACTGACTACATTTAAAGTTGAAAAAGACGAGCTTTTATTTGAGATAGGTGATAAAGCTACAGCAACAGGTGTAGCTACGTTCAAGGCTTATGGTGGTGAATTCCACTTCCATGATTCAACTACTCATGGTCTTGAGATGGATCTTAGTACTGATGCAGCTCGTATCAGAGCAAGCTATGGTAGACTAGATCTTGTATCGGATAGTTCTGATGTTAGGATTGATCCATTTAGTGGCAACGTTACGTTGTACAAAAATGGTGTATCGTATGCCACTCTAACAAGAAAATCTGCTGATAACAACCTTGAAGTTAAGTCTAATGGCCAAACGGTGTTTACTGTTTCTACTGGTACTCCAACAACGGAAAGAGATGTTACGTTCAATGGTAAGGTTTTTCTACCAAATGCAGATCTAACAGATTCGTTAGATGATAAACATCTCTCAGAAATACTCAACTTTTTGTTGACAAACATTCAGGATGCCGATGCATATGCTGGTACGCTATCCCTCAACACCGTCGCGACAAACCTAACAGCTGCTGTTAACGAGCTAGAGTCAGATTACATTGGTGGTGACATTGCTCAACTAACTACAACTGGTACCGATCTAATTTCTGCCATCAATGAACTTGATGGTGAAATCGGTACGCTGGCGAGCTTAAATACAGATGCACAAGGTTCGTTGGTTGCCGCAATCAACGAAGTTGATACAAATGCCAATACAGCAAATACAACAATTGGCACAATCTCAAGTTTTAATACAGCTTTCAAATCTGGCACAACTGTTGTCAGCAACGTCAATAATTTGTATACTACCCTCAATGGTCGCATTGGAACGCTGTCAAGTTTAAATACCACAGCACAATCAAATGCAGTTGCTGCTATCAATGAACTAAAAGCTAGAATTGATACAGACAGCGATCGTTTAACCACTCTTGATGGTACATCGGGCGCGGTTGGCGACCTTGATACAAAAGCGACGACAATAGTCGGGGCGATCAATGAGGTATTTAATAGAACAACAGATTCGGTAAGTGAGGGTTCGACAAATCAATACTTCACAGACGCCCGTGCAAGAGGTGCTGTTAGTGTAACAGATGCTGGTGGTGATGGCTCATTGAGTTATGATTCTGGTACCGGTGTATTTACTTACACTGGACCATCTGCTTCTGAAGTCAGGGCGCATATTTATGCTGGTGAGGGTCTTGATTTTCAATTTGGTATAATTAGTGGTGAAGATGCAACAAAGGATAACAAAGGTATTGCATCGTTTGACTCTGCCAACTTTACTGTTACAGATGGTCATGTCGAATTGTCGTTGAATGGTTTCTTGTTAGATGGTGATATAAGTACTCTTGCCGGCATTTCTGTTAGTAAGCTACAGCAGATTGATGCTAATACTGTTCTTGGTAATGCAACAGGAGCCACAGCAGCTGTTACGGCGACTCAAGTTCAGACAGCAATGATTGCTAATAATGCCGTTACTAATGACAAAATTGAGCAAGTAAATACTACTTCAAGTGTAGGATACGTTTTAGGTAGAAGTGCAAGCGCAGCTGGTAATGCAGATTGGATACAAGTGACTAATAGTATGATTGCTGATGGTGCAGTTACGGCGAGCAAGCTTGTCGATGGTGGCACTACCCTAAATATTAAAAACAGCTCTGGTACTACAATATTCACTATTACGGGTGTCAGCTCTTAATTATTTGTAAAGGTTTGATATGACAGTACGTACTCCTCTAAAAGATGCGGGCTTAGAGTCTAACTCTGTAACTCTACAAGAAGAATCTGATGTTACGTATGCCCAGCTCAAGTTGGTCAATGCATATTATGGATTGTTGAGAAGCGATCCTGGATCTTCCAGCACGCAGTTCAACGCTGGTGTTGCGTTGTATTTTGGTTTTACACATACATATGGCTCGTACCCCGAAACAAATTATCAGTACACAGAACAGAGCATAGAGACTGCAACAAGTTGGACTCAGTTGACTGGGTATGGTCAGCCATATGTGATGGATATTGTGCGCTACAGGGGTACTTCACTAGCTAGTTCGCCAGGAGATACATGGACTGCCTTAGATGAAAATGATGATATGCAGAACACTTGGCTCGAGCCTGGCACCGGAACAACAAATGCTAGTGATTACACTGCAACAGTTGATGTGGTGACACGCACTGGGTATTATAACAATCTGGCTCAGTGGGTCCATGGCGATCCCAGCAGTCTTGCAGACATAGCGGAAGAAGATCGGCCATTGTATCGAGATGCTAACGGTGACTTACGTCGAATGACATTGGCGGATATTGATGATACGTTCATTAAACCTGCAATCTTACTTCTAAATGGTGAAACGTCTTTAGCGCTATCGACTGAGGATCTCAGACCATATACAGTAGCTAGTGGCAGTACTCCTAGTGGTTACTCCGTGTTGAATGCCCACAACAATGGAAGCTTTGGATCGGGGGTTTTGTTTCAAGATACACGAGCAGATGAAGATGCGTATGTGAATACAGGATTATTGTATACTAGTTCGACTGAGAAATTAATTAATAGATATTTTTTGTTCCGGAAGTTAAATTGCAACACAACTCTCTCCGCTTACTCAAATAAATCCTATGATTTTTATCGGTTTACTGATAGTAACGATCTTCAACCATACACACCCGACCAACTTGCAAGTAAATTAATAAATCGTATGAGTTATTATATTGCTGCAGTTGACAATTATAGAATTAGATTTCGAATGACGTACGGTATAATACCTAGCAGTTATTGGAATGGTGAAAGGTTTCCAGTGGGATCATTGATGAGAGACACGAGGTTGGATGATTCAGTAAGACTTGAAAGGCGGTTTACTGACGATGACTACCGTTCGCAATTTGTACCAGTAAATGATGGATCGCCGCAAAATATTCAGCAGTACCGTTTGGTACAGGGGCGATATTAAGGAGTAATTATGTACGATAAAGGTAAATTTGTTAGAGCCTATTTTGTTCAAGGATCGCGAGATACAGTAAGAGCGTTTTGGAAGCCGAACAATTCAAATGAGCTGCAAGAGGTGCTTGCAGAAACGCTTCCAGGTATTGATCGTGGGTATGATGCAATTCTTAAAGACCTATCCTTAGATGACATTGAGCGCGAAACAAATGAAAATGAAAAGGTTTTTCGTCAGCAGCTTGCTAACTTTTATATGGCAGAAGCGGAGAAGAAAGGATTCGTTTACGATCCATCGGTTGTGGAGCCAAACAAGAGATTGAACTTTGATTGGTTGTTTGAGCTACCCGAGGGAACAGAGGGACAAGACTTCTTGTTCGAGCTCAAGCTAAGATTATTTGATGATGAAAGAATTGCCTCATCTTCAGATGCTGACACAAAGAAGAAGATGCGCGACGCCGACAACGTGCTTGATGCAATGTATTACGCGGGTAAGTTAATCCACGAATAAATGGTAATCCTTCCAATTGCGAGGATGATTAGCCATGTGGGTAAAATGAACAAACTTAATTGTAGGCCAGAACTCTCCCCCTAAGTATGCATAAGAGTGCCCAGTCGCCTCTTTGAACTTTGTATTCATCCGCGAAATACTGTGGCTGTGTTCTGGTCGAGCCTCCATTCTGCAAAACCAATCATTGGGCAGTTTGACTAGCTCAAGGCGTTCATTTACTGTGTCATTAATAAAATGCTGCTCTCCATTGACCGGTCCTGATGTAAAACCTTGTTCGATATAAGTTGTCTGCCAGTGGTGAGGATCGCTCATAAACTTTTCATAGATGTATGCGCAGTCTTTGGGATAGTATTTGTAAAACCCACCGTTAATTGTAAATCTGGTTTTTAGATCATCGAATCCCCATCTCCACCAACCCGGTGCAGCTAAGAACTGTCCTCGCTCGATTGGGTATTCAAATATCTTTTTGTAGTCATTGATTAACAACACGTCAATATCCATCACACAAATTGGTTCATCAATATCAAGTGTCATCCCGTACATCTTATTCCATTGAAGTTGTACTCTCGGATCGATTGGTTCACGAACCCAAACAAACTCATATTCAGGTAGCTTTGATTCTAAGTACTGCTCGTACTCAGGACCATACCTGTTTCCTATTCTAACGGCTATGATTTTCATGTATAGTTATTTCTTTTAGAGGTGATATGCCAATTACTGTTGTGTTTGGAGTGGTAAGCAGTTTATTATATGTATCTCGGATGTGGCGCCACGTATGTCTAGTGTATTGATTTGGATCAATAAACGTATCACCAATATAAATTAGCTTTGTCGCCTTTGCGTCAAGACTAATATCATTATCTAACCAATTGAATAATATTGCTGACGCATTTGAAATCTCTTGAACAACATCAGCCCAAACATCGTCAGACCACAAAACGTTGTTACAGTTGTGTTCAGGTTGATGCATGTATAAATTGTACCGCTCAGCCATAATTTTAGTCATGTGTAGCAGTTGCAATCCGTTTGTAGGTTTAGCGCCAAACAATCCATATAAACTTTGTTTCCACAACACATAGTGTTTATTGGCGCCACAAAAAATCATCTTTGTGTGCTTGTTACTGCCCAACGAACCCCAAATTAGTTCACCTATACTTCCTGATGCTGGTGCATATATTTTATCATACTGTCTTGGGGTTAGTTGACTAATATATTTTACTACGTCGCTGTATTTTTCTATGTCGCGGTATATTAACAGATTCGGTTGTTCGACAGATGGATTATTGATCCACACAGTT